TGAAGCGCCAGGAGGTTGGCCGGGCTCATTAGTAGCGTTCCCTGGGGCACCTCCGGGCTGTGGAAGCTCTCCGAGAAGATCTCTTGAATCGTCGACTTCTTTTGCGTCGGCAATCTGCTCGTCAGTGATATTGCTGAATAGCCCAGTATCGCCGCTCGACGCTCTAAGCTCCTCAAGTGCAGTCGCTGTACCAGTGATTTCACTCGCTGCCATAATAGTTTCAGTGTTCGTCTTCGCATTGGTAGCCTTGTCCGATGGTGTCTGTTGCCAGAGAGGGTTGAACGTGAACTCCATATCCTCGGGCGCTTCCATATCAAACGTCGAACGCCACATGATCTTTATGATGAGGTCAATCGCGTTTCTGTACTTCTGTTCCTGCTTAGCGTTGATCGAATCGTAGTACATACGCATGTCGGACTCACCTGTTGAACCTAAGCCCACAGGTGACTGGTTAAAAAACCTAACGAGCGGGATGTCGCTAGCGCCCGCTAACTGTTGCGCGAATTGCAGCATCAAATCGGAGAGACCCGAGAAAGCGTAGGACACCGCTTGGAACTCGTCGTTCTTATCGAGGAGTGTTACGCCTTCGTTGACTTGAAGCTCGCGCATCATCTCGAACATCTGGAGTAAACCTTCGTACGCCTGACCGCCGGCTGCGATGATCTCGCGAAGGCCGTCAACACCGATCATGCGAAGGTTCGCGCGATCAACGAGCGACGCCGCCGACATCGTGACGTTATCAAACGAGACGAGCCGGTCGAAGATACGTTCGAGTCGTGACTCACCCCACATCATCTCGGTGATCGCTTGAAGATACGGTAAGTCAATGCCGGTGTAACGGATGACTCGAGAGTGGTGAACAACCTGCGTAGACGCTCCACCAATTGTCGGGTCAACCGCTAACGGGTTCGTCACGATCTGATAGAACTTCGGAAGCCCGATGTCGGGCCCGGAGTCGATCACGGGAGTCATTTGCGGATTGAGCAGCCAACGATCATAAACGGTTAAGCCCTTGAACTGGTCCTTCGTGATCGTATCGAGTACGAGAGGTGTATCGAGTTTCTGCCCCTCGATTTGAATGACCGCAATAGCTCCGCCGTACATCTCTCCCCACTTAGCAAGTAGACAGAGTGAGTGCCAGATCTGAAGCGCTGACATTTGGTTTTTGAGTTTGCGAATATCGGCTTTATCTTTTGTCGTGATGTCGATACCAGCGCGAGTCATGTCCTCAGCGGGCGCGTCGATGATTTTGCCGACGACCCACGAGCCTCTGTACATCGCTTCGATTAAAATCCGATTGCGTGTCAGATAGTTAAAGTCGTACGTACCAGCCGATAACGTATTGTCCGAGCGCACGCCTAAACGCGATACGAAGTTTACGAAGCCGTCGGTCGCGCGTTGTGCGAAGACGTTCGCTTGTGCTGGCTTCTTATCGGGCATCTTAGGCTGAGCCGACTTTCCCGGCGAACGGTCTTTGCCGGATGCGGTCGATGAACGTGAGATTTTTTTGCGGCTCATTCGTTTCGCCTTTCGCCGATTTCTCGGCTAACTGTTCCCATTGCTTGAGTTTGTTTTGATTCGACAGCATCTTCTCGACTGCGTCAAGCATGGGGTCTATTTGGTCATCGAAGCTGTGAGTGTCGTCAGCGGTGAACGCTTCGCACTCGACTATGAAATCACTAGTGAAAGGCGCGTCCTCGGGGATACAGACTTGGTGCGCTTCGATGTAGGGCTGGGCGTCCATCACCCGTGTGAGCTTATCCTTGTTCCGCTCAATCGCTTCGATCGGAATGTTAAATGGCGGGAGTTTAAAAGTTTGAATCAGATCAGTACCCGAGGACTTGTCCTCGACGTACATCTTACGAAGCTGACCGTGCGTTGTGATATCGCGGTTCTTACACTTCGACCAGAACGCGAGCGCCCGACGTTTCAGCTCCGGCGACTCCCACTTGCCCCTGATCATGTCGATCAGGTAGATGCGGCCATCGTCGCCTAAGCCCCACTCTTCAAAGACCGAGTAGTCGTTGCGCTCTTTTGTTTTCTGCGCCGTGTCTGCAAATAGAAACCTGTATTTAAGTTTCGGTAAGATTCTGTAGCGATGGAAGTCCTCGCCGCGGATAAGGTTCCCGCCGATTGCCACGGGTCGTTGCTGGTACTGCGACGTGAACACATGCCGCGAGATCCGCCCACCATTCTGATCGGTGCCTTCGCCGCGCTCCATAGCGGTTAAAAGCTCCAAGGGTTCCTTGTAAGGCCAGTACGAGAAGCGCCCCGCCTCATCCGTATCAGCCCACTCCATGAGGGCCTTGTAGCGAGGCTCAAGCGTTTTCATGTACTCATCGTCGATGACGGCTGGGATACGCACGATCGTCCACTTGCCTTCAAGGTTTCCCTTCTCGATAAAGCCGACCGGATCGTTCTCAGCTAGACGCTGCATGACAATAACGATGGGCGTCTTTGGATTCGCACGACGTGACCTGACAGTTGTGAGCAACTTTCTATTTGCCGCATCGAGCTTCGTCGGTGAGTACGCATCGTCTGGCTTGATCGGATCATCAATGATGATTGCACCTTGGAAGCCAGGTACCATGTGACCAGCTCGAAAGCCCACGATCTGTCCACCAAGTGCCGTTGCGTACACTCCGCCGGCTTCGCGCCCGTTCACTTCAACGTTCCAGCGCTTTTTAGATTTCGAGTCGTCTTTGATTCTGAGAGGCCAGAACTGTTGGAACTCATCGCTCATGACCATATCGCGAGCAGTAGAGCTGTTAAGAGAAGCGAGAGAATCGGAACCGGATAGGTGTAGAAAGCGAGAGCGAGAATTGCGAGCCAGTCCGCGAGCGATAAAGTTGATAACAAACGTTTCAGTCTTTGACGAACCCGGCGCGACGTTGAGAACGAGGTTTTCGATTTCACCGTTCATCACTTTCTCGATCAGATCGCACATGAGTACGTGATGCCAGTTCACTCTAAACGGAATCGCTTGCCGTATCTTAAAGAAGTACTGCGTGAAGAACAGATGAGAACTCTCGCACTCTTTTTTGGTGAGGTACAACTCAACCGGGTCGAGTAACTCGGGCTCTGATTCGTTTAAGTTTTGCTTCGACTTCGATGTCTTCAAGTTCGAGAACCTCGCGCGAGACGGTGTGCTTGTGGGTGTTCATGCTGTCGAGTTTTATTACGTCCGGGATCTTTCCAACTAAGCGTGCGGCGAACTGTTCGATGACCGCCGCATCGCCCTTTCGAATCGCGTGAAGGATTGCTGAGGCCACGCCGACTTGTAAGACCGGCGTCGTAGGGTCCTTTGCGAACTCTTTTAACTCCTCAACCGTACCCGTGAGTATCCGGTCGATCACCTCACGGTAAGCGTCGAGCGTGATCTCGCGAACAGCGCGCAGCTCTTTAGAAATCGGCGGTCGACCGTTGGGATTGCCAGTCTCGCCCTTCTTAAACTGCATCTCTTTCATCTTCGGCGTGAGCTTACGCATTGGCCTGTTTTGACGCCTGTTTTACTAGCTTCGTCTCCGGTCGCACCAATTTGGCTTTCTCGCCCGTGTATTCTTCCCAGCGCTTAACGATCACGTCGCAGTACTGTGGATCGACTTCCATCATGAAACACTGGCGATGAGTCTTCTCACACGCGATAAGCGTCGAGCCGCTTCCGCCGAACGTATCAAGAACCCTATAGCCTTCTTTTGAGTTGTTAACGAGCAGACGTTCTATCAGCTCAATAGGTTTCATCGTTGGGTGAAGATCAGATTTTTTAGGACGCGGGATTTCAAAAGTCGATACTTGCTTTCTATCTCCGCACCATTCATGTGTTCGCTTGCGCTTCCAACCATAGATGATCGGTTCGTGTTTGTAGTGGTAGTCGGCGCGGCCGAAACACATTTGATCTTTGACCCATATAAGTTCGTGTTTGACCTGCCACTCAGCCTCACCTAACATCATCATCATCATCATCATCATCATCTGATCGCCGCCTTGACAGGCGAACCAGTAGTACGACGCCGTATCAGATGTCGCCTTATGCGCGCATTCCGCAACCGACTTCCAAAACACTTTCATCTCGTCTAACGTCTTGTCATCGTTAGTGACCTGAGAATTTACACGA